AAATAGGAGTAGTTTATATGAATAAAAAGTTTTATGGCTATGTCGGGTATTGCCATAGGAATATACCAGTAGCATGGTCGGGTTCGCTAAAGCGATGTACACAAGAGGCAGAAGAATACTGCAGAACTCATCCAAAACATATGACTAGAAAGGGTGTGAAGATTTACGAACTGGGTCAAGAAAAAACATTGAAGAAAGTTGTATATAATAGTTGACAAGTTGTAGCCAATAACCTATAATAGATTTATCTTTAATAAACGAATAGGAGGTTTTATGAAGATACAATTAAGACTCACAGTAGAGGGTCAATTAATAGGTGGTGGTTGGGAGCATGATTGCAAATCACTAATCGTTAATGGTGTTGAGATAATTAGAAATGGACAGCCAAATCTAGAACTCGCACAGATACAGGAACAAGCTGATAATGTTGTTCCTTTAGAGGAGTTAAACTAATGGATAGAAAACATACATTAGAAAATGGTAAATATTACAATCCTTTAAGAGTTCAAAAATATTTAGATATGATTGAATCAGTTAATGCAAAGGCTGAACAAAGAATAGAAAATATTAGAAAACAAAGGGATGACAAAGTAAATACATTTGATAGGTTTATTATCGAAGAAAAGCAAAAGCCAATCAAATAATCAAGGTCGGATTTCTTGGGGGGAGCATTGCGCTCCCTTTTTTTATGTCTATGATTCTTAACGTCACAAACTTCAGCAGTCGGATTTGCTGGAAAAAGGGGGTGGGGAACACAAATGCGGGTGCAAGTTTATATAGACACACAAGGTTAATAACTCACACAAACAAAAAACATATTTAACACATTTCTGTTATTTATGTTACTATCAGATTTTAACTAAGAGGTATCCTATGGAAGAAGATATGATGGATATGCAGGTTCAACCTGTTATGCAACCAGAACAACCAATGATGCAAGGGACTCCTAGCCCTCAAAATATGGCAGGCCAAATGCAATCTGATATTGATTCAGTATCAGAATCAGACCGAGAACAAGCTAAACAAGCCCTCATGCAAATTATAAAAATTTTACAACAAATGGTATCCCAAGGTGCTTCAGAACAAGAAATACAGGCTTTTTTGCAACAAGTTGGTATAACTATGGAGGAATTGCAACAAGCTAGGGAGATGTTTGGTATATGATTTCACGTATACAAAGAGCAAGAGATATAGCAAGACAAGTGCTAGAAAGGGGTCCTCGAATGACTCCTAAAGAAATGAACGATTTAATTCGTAGGACAAATATAATGGATGTAACAATCCCAAGCCCCCGACCAGGCGGACTTGTAGCTGCAAGTAAAGCTATGACAGGAACCGATAAATTAATGTTTGGTGCAGCAGGATTAACAGGTGGTGCTTTCGCACTCAGCCAAACAGACCCTAATGATTTAGGTAAACAAATAGCAAGAATGAACATGACTTTGCAAGAAGGTTTAAATACAGTACGTCAAAAAGCTACAGATTTAGCACAAATACCTCAAATTTATTTCATGCAAGTAGAACAAGGCTATAAAGATGAAATGCAAAGACAACAAGAAATGCAAAACATACAAGAGTTTGGTAACCCTATGGGTGCACCAGAAGAACTAGAGCCTACTATGGAAGAACAAGCCATACAACCAGTATCTTTATTATTTGCTGAAGGTGGCCCTGCTGACTCTGGTAGAACCATGTCTGATTTAGATATGCTAAAAAATAGAAATATTGCTGCAGCGTTAGGAGAAAGTGGTAGAACTCTTTCAAATAAAGATAAGATGATGATGAGAGATATGTTGGGACGCACCATGTCCGACAATGAACCTAGATTTGAAACTAGGTCTCGTGAAAATCAAATGTTTTCTATAGATGCTAATATTAATAATCTTATGAAATCTTATAATATGCTTGTTGATGCCAAAGAATTTGGTAGGGCCCAAGAAGTTGCAGACCAAATAGACCAACTACAACAGCAAAAAATAGCTATACAAGCTCAAAATGTACCTTTTATGATGGAATCAGGCCCTTTAACAGATTTATCTAATAAAATAGGTCCTATGATGGGTACTTTAGGAGCTATGGGAGAAAGTGGTAGAACCATATCAAATCGTGGTAGGCAAATAGTAGAAAACATACTACAAGACATATCACTCTAGCCAACCATGGCTGAACCAAGCAGAAATTACGATTTAATAAAACAACAGATTGATGCTGGCAATATACGTGAAGCCTACAAAACTTACGAAACATTACCCATAAAAGACCAAATAGCCATAAGCTTAGCTCCTGGTATTGGAGATGCTTTGGCTGCTTACGAAGTTGGTGAGTTTGGTCGAAGGGCAAGAACTAACATACAACAAGAAGATAAACTTGGTGCAGCAGGTAATATTGCTTTAGCAGGTTTTAGTTTTGCAAGTTTACTACCTTTACTTCGATTCCTTCGTGGTGCGAAAGCTGTAGGAAAAACTGCTACTAAGGTTGCAGATGCGCCTAAAGTAGAAGATGCTCCAATAAAAACCGAGAAACCCCCTGTTGAAGAGCGCTTACAGCTTCCTGCACCCAAGGAACCTGAATTACCTGAAGTACAAGAGTTTATGCCAAAAGGTGTAAATGAAATTACCTATAACATGGGTAGAAACCAACCAGAACTTAACTCTAAAATAAGAAAATATCTTAACAATATTAAGGTTGTAGACAAAAAAATTAACCCTGATTTAGACAATTTAACTCCAGAACAATGGGTAAAAGAGTTTGAAAAACTACAAAATAAAGATATTTTTGGTGAGTTAAGGCTCTTGAACGTTATTACTGAAACTGGAGACGTACACCCTAAATTAATATCTTCTGCAGGTCCTAACAAAACAATTACAAAACAAGGCTTAGATAATTACATAGCCAGAGAACAAAAGGACGCTATACAATCTAGAGGTCTTGACCCACGGTCTCAAAGTTATCTTGACGATAGTCTTGCAGCCCCAATGACCAGTAAAACACAACATCTTTATTGGTTGCGTGCCCCTGGCAGTGTTTTCGATAGACAAGCAGAACGATTTGATGACTTTACTGGAGATGATACTGTTAACACACATTATAGAACTGCTGTATTTAGGGAGGGCGGATTAAAAGGTTCGCAGCATTACAGTTTTGACGGTTATGCTCAACAGTTTCAACCAGCATTAAATAGAAATTTAGACCGAGTACGAGACCGTCAGGGCATAGAAGCAACAGATAAAATTGACAAGTTAATTAAAGATTTGAATATATCTCCTAATGATAATTTTTCAGGTGTCGTAAGAGTCCAATCAGACTACGGTCAAAAAATGTTGCCAAATTTGCAAAATGTAACAAGACGAAACATTTTAGACACTACAGATGAAATGAACCGTTTTAGCACTAATTCTATGCGTTTTTTCTTCAAAGGAGTAAATGATGGCACTATACCTTCCACTCCTGTAACCAAAATAAATCGTATTTTTCCACCTGAAATAACTAAAGCATTACGTTTATCATCTAGAGGCGATGACACAGAAATAAAAAGTCTGTTAAGCGATGCAGACTACAAAATATTTACTGGCAGAAATGGCGTTAGTGCATCAGTTAAAGCAGATGTTAAGAAGGCTACAAAAGCATTTGAAAAAGACACACTTAAAGCTGTAGAAGAATACATGAATGCACCTTCTCCTAGTCCAATAGTTAAAGAGGATTTATTAAATATATACAAAGAAGGGCTAGAAGATAGTCCTTTTTTAATAAGTAGAGCTATTAAAGACGCCTTGAATGATGTTTATAAAACATATGATACTGGCATATCAATACCAACTGGAATACCAGATGAGGCACGTTCTGTCAAAGTATTCATAAAAAACAATGACCAATTTTATAGATTAAAAGACAATATTAGAAGTAATGTAAGTGCTCAAGAAGCTTGGAACGCTTTAAAAGATAAACGTGATGCATATGACAAAATTACACCCAAAGATATGGCTGAAATTGTAGTAGCAAAAATAATAGCAAGAATGGAATATCCAGGCATAGGTAAACCTTTACAAGAGATACCTGAACTGCGAGAAAAAATAATACCTCTAGTAAAAAAACAAATAAAGGTAACACCCTCCCCTGGAGAAAAAGAACAAGTTTTATTAAAAATGGCAGGATTGAGGTCTACTGTAGAAGTGCCAGTTTTTAAAGACTCAGCAGCAAACGAAGAAACGTATAAAAAACTAATTAAGGCAAATACAATTATTAAAAGAATTAACGCTGGTAAATTAAGCGATGATGAGCTTGCTGCTGCAATAATTGACAAAAACGAAATAATAGGTACTTTAAAACCGCAATATCAGATTACACCTAGAGATTATGAATTAGCTACAGGTAAACCTTTTACAGATGTCATAGATGTATCTAAAGATGACATATTTAGGATGGTAGACACAAGCAGTGGTAAAAGGGCATATCCAGGCATAGATTATGAAGACGATGCTGGTCTTTTTAAAGCTTATTTTGATGACTTAAATAATCCATTAGAGTCAGTGTTTGAGACACCAACAGGCCAAAAAAATATTAATAAAACCTTATCATCTTTAGTAGATGATACAGATAAACCAATAATAGACCCATATACAAGCACCAACAGGGAAGGACTAGCAAGTAGGGGTAAACCACCAACTTCTTCTAATGTTGGTAAATTGCCAATTAGAGCTGGTATTTTAAGAGCTTATAATGAAGGAGCTGATGGTTTCTATCATAGTATGGAACAGTTTTTTAAAGAAGCCCCTGGTGTCAATAGAGCAGACCCAAAAGATGGTAGTAAAGTTCGAGAACTATATCAAAAAAACTTTAAAGAAATGGAAAAAGTTATTAAAGAACTTTTACCAAATCCTAAAGACAGAGTAGGTGCAATATCTAAAGTAGAGGGCACCAATACTTTTTATGATGGCACATACATTAAATTTACAGATAAATTAAAAGAGGCTATAGCAGAACAAGGTATTGACGCTTTTGCTAAAGGTGGGCCTGTAGAAATAGATAAAATGCTTGCTGAGTTATGAATCTAGCACATTTATCTGACCAAGAAATAAAAGAAACTCTTGTACTAAAAGAACGTCTAGAATTGCTTAAAAACCAATCTAAGTGCCAAGACAGTTTTTTAGAGTATGTTAAATATATGTGGCCAGAGTTTATTTGTGGCCGACATCACAAAATCTTTGCACAAAAGCTAGAAGACGTAGCTAACGGAAAAATTAACCGTTTAATCGTTAATATGCCACCAAGACACACCAAGTCTGAGTTTTGCTCAACATACTTTCCTGCTTGGATTATGGGTAAACAGCCAAATCGTAAAATTATGCAGACTACTCACACAGGCGAGCTAGCAGTAAGGTTTGGCCGTAAAGTTAGAAACATGATGGATACCGATGAATACAAGCGTGTCTTTGACAAAGTGGAGCTACAAGCTGATTCTAAATCAGCAGGTAGATGGGAAACCAACAAAGGTGGCGAATATTTCGCAGCTGGTGTTGGCGGTGCTATTACAGGTCGTGGTGCTGATTTGCTTATCATTGATGACCCACATTCTGAACAAGATGCACTTAGTCCAAGTGCTTTGGAGTCTTGTTGGGAATGGTATACATCTGGACCTAGACAACGTTTACAACCTGGCGGTGCCATAATTTTAGTTATGACAAGATGGAGCACTATAGATTTAACTGCAAAGTTGTTAGACGCACAAAAAGAAGAGGCAGCTGACCAATGGGAGATTGTAGAGTTTCCTGCAATATTTCCTGATACACACAACGCCTTATGGCCTGAGTTCTGGCAACTGGATGAGTTAGAAAAAGTAAAAGCGTCTTTGCCTGTTCAAAAATGGAATGCCCAGTGGATGCAAAATCCTACATCCGAAGAAGGCTCTATTATAAAAAGAGAATGGTGGAATATGTGGGAGGATGATTCTTTACCACCAGTTAGCTACATCATTCAAAGCTACGATACAGCTTTTTCTAAAAAAGAAAATGCAGACTATTCAGCAATATCTACATGGGGTGTTTTTCGTCCTACGCCTGACTCGCCTGAATGTATTGTATTATTAGATGCACAAAAAGGCAGGTGGGACTTTCCAGAACTAAAACGTATAGCTTTCAACGAGTACAAATACTGGGAGCCAGATATGACGCTGATAGAAGCAAAAGCATCTGGCACACCACTTACACACGAATTACGAAGGTTAGGAATACCTGTAGTAAATTATTCACCAACTAGAGGACATGATAAATCGACAAGAATGCACTCTGTAGCACCCATTTTTGAATCGGGTTTAGTTTATGCTCCACAAAGAAAATTTGCTGAAGAAATGATAGAGGAATGTGCAGCTTTCCCTTTTGGTAAAAATGATGATTTATGTGATACTATGACACAAGCCTTAATGAGGTTTAGAGAAGGAGGTTTGGTATCCTTAGATGATGATTACCAAGATAGAGATAAAGCACCAGTAAGAAGGGTATATTACTAATGGCAATAGAAAAAGACATAAATCCAACTGTTCTAAATGAAGAAAACCAAATACCACTAGGTAACGAAGGTATGCAAATAGCACTTAATGCTATTGAAGAAGCAGGAACAGAAGACTTTGTGATGCAGGATGATGGCAGTGCTATTTTAGAGTCAAGTATGTCAGAGCCTAGAGATACAGGTTTTGATGAAAATTTAGCAGAAGCAATGGATGATTCAGAGTTGATGCAAATTGCAAACGAATTAATCGATGGTATTGAAAAAGATAAATCTTCCAGAGAGGATTGGGAAAGAACTTATACAGACGGACTAAAATATTTAGGTATGAAGTTTGATGATGAAAGGTCCGAACCTTTTGAAGGAGCTTCAGGAGTTATTCATCCATTATTGGGTGAAGCAGTTACAACCTTCCAAGCACAAGCGTACAAAGAATTATTGCCATCTGGTGGTCCTGTAAAGACACAAATTATAGGAGCATATAGTTCAGCAGTTGAAGAACAAGCACAAAGAGTAAAAGAATTTATGAACTATCAAATAACTCATGTTATGGAGGAGTTTGATGAAGAACTAGACCAAATGTTGTTTTACCTACCTTTAGCTGGTTCAGCGTTTAAAAAAGTATATTATGATGAAGCATTAGGTAGAGCAGTATCTAAATTTGTAGCACCAGAAGATTTGATAGTACCTTATTACACCACTGACTTAGAAAGTTGTCCTAGAATAACTAACGTAGTAAAAATGCCAGAAAACGAAGTTAAGAAGCTACAGGCATTAGGTTTTTATAGAAAAATTGATGTGGATTACGGAGATGACGTATCTGCTACATCTGATGTTAAAGAAGAAATAGATAAATTATCTGGTATTGAAGCAGCACACGATACAGGTGAAGTATCTATTTTATATGAGGTTCATTGTAATTTAGAGCTCAATGGCTTTGAAGATATGAACGAAGACGGAGAAATGACAGGTGTAAAGCTACCCTACATCTT